CGGGGTTTGGATGTTTTATGCATCCAAACTCTTGGACTTTTGTACAATTTATAATTTCGTATAAATCTTTTGACACTTTTTCATATTTTTGACCCCAGTGGAGTGACGACTCCGTGTTTACTTTATTGTATTTTTCTGTATCGATTGGGCTACATTTTTCATAGATTAGTTGATTTTGAGTCGACTGGCTTCCAAAAACTTTCCAAACGGAACTTGCAGTAATTAATCCGTGGCGGTGTTTATACCACTCATCCGTTCTTTGTTCCGGCTGATATACCGACTCTAGATATTCTATTTTTTTTCTCATTTTTTCTATTCTTTTATTTTTTTTGTCTTCTTCGTTTTTTTTGTCTTCTTCGTTTTTTTTGTCTTCTTCCCCATTTTCACAGTTTTCATTCTCTAGATCTTCCTTTTTTGTCTTATTTAATTCATTCGTTGATTCGATTGATTCGGTTGATTCAGGTTGTTTATGATTTTCCATATATTTTAGAATAACAACCATTTCCGCAGATGTTATATCTGTTTGTGTTTCCACATTCACATTAATTTTTGCTGCTGCATTTTTTTTCCTCATAGGATTGATATTGAATGTATTGAATGTAACGTATTGAATGTAACGTAAGAATGTGTGTGTGTGTATCTCTATGTTGAGAATATGTTTTGGATATATTAATTTTAATATTATGTTTATATTCTATTTTTATATTTTCTGAACTTATATAACTCTGTAAAGGCGTTGCAGTGTTCCCTTCTAATAAATCAATTTTTATTTAATTATACGGTGTAATTATTTCATTGTAATTATGTAATTTCATTTATCATTATTTTCATTTGTTTTGTCATGTTTATAAAATGAATGTTTCTTACTTGTATTTATATAAAAATTGATTTACAAGTATTTTTATATAAATACAATATATTGCTACTATATACCTTTACGGATTTACGTTTCTACCATGGGATCAGGACAATCATCGTCTTCGTCATTATTTCGCAACCAGTCGAGTTGCATGATTGTATCCATTGAAGGCAATATTGGGTCGGGAAAAACAACTGCAAAGAATAATCTCAGGGAGTATATTTTGCGAAATAATGGGTTAAGATCAACCGTTTTTGTGGATGAGCCAACGGATGAATGGCAAACGATAAAAGATGAAAATGGTGTGCCGATTTTGGTAAATTTATATAGTGATTTAAAGCGGTTTGCGTTTCGATTTCAAATGATGGCATACATTTCTCGACTCAAAAAATTAAGGGATGCTTTTAGAAATCCAAACACGAAAATTATCATTACGGAGCGGTGTCTTATCACTGATGCGCACGTGTTTGCAAAAATGCTTTACGATTCGAAACACATTGAAGAAGACGAGTATCAAATTTACACAAGGTGGTTTGATGAATTCGCAAAAGAAGTCGAACCTTCATGCATTGTATACTTCAAAGCATCCACTGATGTTTGCATGACCCGAATAAAAAAACGAAATCGTGACGGCGAACAAGACATGCAGCGCGATTATTTAGACAAGTGTAATACTTATCATGATGATTGGTTAGTAACAGATCCGACGGAGTTGATACCGGTTCTGATAGTAAATGCGAATGAAGAAAATTCCGATTATAGCGCCGACATTTATAAATACATCTACGACATTCGCGCTTCAAAAATTATCGGAGTGTTGTATCATCTGAAAACCTATATTAATGCAAGCACTCGTAACTAGCTAGTCGCAAACAGTCGTGTGGTGTTTTTTTCATGTGCTGTTGATATATAAAACGTTGAGTTGTTTTCGAGACTTGTATTTTAATAGATCCAATTCTCTCGATGTTGTCGGAAATAAATCACGCCCGTAAATGTCTTGAAGCAGCAGCCATTCAAACATTCCTCCCGTATAAATAAATACATTTTTTATTCCAAGTTTTACAAGCTGATCGTATTTCGAGTAAATGTTTTCATCGTTTGAATTGGTTCCGTAAACAATGATCGTAATATCGTGAGAATACTTGTTTTTTAAAATGCCATTTATAATTTCTTCTTCTTCTTGTATTGCAACCGTATTTTGAATTAAACACGACTGCATGTTTTTATCCATTGTATTTATAATTATATATTTGTGACTATTTTCATCCGTTTTATTTTTGTATGGAAACTTGCATGCGTATTGCACGTCTTCATAATTTATTTTATGTTTTGAATGATTCGATCCCATATTTATTTTTTAGCATGTATTATTAATAAAAAATATGCACATCTGTTTAATAGTTTTTTCTTTTTCATAATTTTAATTTTATAAATATGTTGTAAATAAAATATTTATAAAAAATTGATTATTGTAACAAGAACAAAAAAAATACTAGAACAAGAACAAGAACAAGGATAAATAATACAATAAAAAGTATGAATTATTTTACTTCCAGTTCCAATTATTCGATTATTACCGTGGAACCGAATACAAACGGCACGCTCGCCGAAGATTCAGTTACAAGTCCATATAATGAACATGCAATGATTATTCTAATGTATTTGGGAATATCGCTAGTATTCGGAGTTCCAATTTTAATATTCCTTTTATGCGTCTATAAGATGAGAGGAGATGCCCCGTGCAATATAAAAGAAGCGTGCTGTGAGTGTTGTTTATAATAAAATTTTTACATAAATATTTTTTTATACACAAAAAACAACATTTTTATTTATACAACATTTTTAATCCACTTCTTCAATATTTGGCCCAGAACTCGCACTTGCATTTGAAGGGCTGCCGGAATCAGAACCACCGGGATAAAGCTTGGACACAATTGGCGCAACAATACCCTCCAATTTCTTTTGCTCGGCTTCATATTCTTCTGCACTGGTATTTGACCCGGACGCCGTTTCCAGCCAGTCGAGCGCCGATTTACACGCGTCTTCGATTGTCGCACGGTCGTTTTCGGACAACTTGTCTTTTACTCCGGGTTCAGACGTAGAACTCTTAACGGAATACACATAGTTTTCAAACCCGTTTCGCGCGTCGATTTTTTTCTTGTGTTGGGCATCCTCATCCTTGTATCGCTCCGCTTCGGAAACCATGCGCTCAATTTCGTCTTTTGACAATCGCCCCTTGTCATTCGTAATCGTGATTTTATTCGACTTTCCACCGGCTTTATCCATGGCATTCACATTTAACACGCCGTTGGCGTCTAGGTCAAACGTCACCTCGACTTGCGGAACGCCGCGCGGCGCGGGCGGAATGCCGTCCAGTTGAAACTTCCCTAAAATGTTGTTGTCCTTTGTTAGCTGGCGCTCGCCTTCAAACACTTGAATTAAAACGCCCGGCTGATTGTCCGCATACGTTGAAAACGTTTGACTCTTCTTGCACGGAATCGTAGAATTGCGCTCAATCAATTTGGTCATCACGCCGCCGGCAGTTTCAATTCCAAGTGACAGCGGCGCAACATCCAACAATAAAATATCTTGCGTAACCTTTGACTGACTGCCTGTCAAAATTGCCGCTTGCACCGCCGCTCCGTACGCCACCGCCTCGTCAGGATTAATCGAACGATTCAATTCTTTGCCATTAAAATATTCCGTAAGCAAACTGCACACTTTGGGAATGCGCGTCGAACCGCCGACCAGTACGATTTCGTGAATGCTGCTCTTCGACATTTTAGAATCCCTTAGCACGCGATCCACCGGGTCGATTGTCGAACGAAACAAATCAATGCACAGCTCTTCAAATTTTGCGCGTGTGATTTTAGTCATAAAGTCTGAACCGTCGAATAACGAATCCACTTCAATCGTCGTCTCTGTAGATGCCGAAAGCGTTCGCTTCGCGCGCTCGCATGCCGTTCTAAGTCGCCTGAGTGCACGGTTATTTCCAGTAGGATCCTTCTTGGTCTTGCGCTTAAACTCTTGCACACACCAGCTCACCAGCCGGTTATCAAAATCTTCTCCTCCCAAATGCGTGTCTCCGGCAGTAGCTTTGACCTCAAAAATACCATCATCAATGGTGAGAAGCGACACGTCAAATGTTCCGCCTCCCAAATCGAATATTAAAATATTACTTTCGCCTTGACCCTTCTTGTCGAGGCCGTATGCAATTGCGGCAGCAGTCGGCTCGTTAATAATCCGCAACACGTTGAGACCGGCAATTGATCCGGCGTCTTTTGTGGCTTGACGCTGGCCGTCGTTGAAATACGCCGGTACCGTAATCACGGCATCTTTCACTGCAGAACCCAAATAACTTTCCGCAATTTCCTTCATCTTTACTAGAACCATTGCAGAAATTTCTTCTGGAGAAAATGTTTTCTCTTCCCCTTTAAAATTTACCTGAATGTGTGGCTTACCACCGTCTTTTCCGACAACCTTGAAAGACCAGTGCTTTATATCGTTTTGAATACACGAATCGTCGATTTTTCTACCGATCAAACGTTTGGCGTCAAACACCGTATTTTCCGGATTCATCGAAACCTGGTTCTTCGCTGCATCTCCGATGAGACGTTCGCTTTCCGTAAATGCAACATACGACGGCGTCGTTCTATTTCCTTGATCATTTGCAATAATTTCTACACGCTCGTTTTGCCATACACCGACACACGAATACGTTGTTCCCAAATCAATTCCAATCGCTTTTGACATTCTTTCGTTTGCTATTTGTTTTTGATAATATTTTTTATCGTGTTTTAATCTACTATTATCTTTTTAAATGATTTCAATAAATATTGTAATGCTTGTATTTGTTTTATGCTGGTCCGCTCCGCTTTCCGCTTTTGTATCATTTTGATATAAAATATATTAAAACAATTTAAACCAATTTTTAATATATTATAAAGAATTGAACTTTCATACAAGTTTATTTATTTATCAGCCATGAGAACTAAAAAAATCAAAACCGGCACCACAGAAATTAAAACCGAGACAGAAATTAAAACCGAGACAGAACTATTGCCTTGTTCTATTACAGATAATACTGCAGTTATGGTCGCATCAATGGTGCATGAACCAATCCTTCAAATAAATATTACAGATAGTGTTGAAAATGTGGTTATTGACAACACAGTTGTCGTAGAAAAGAAAAAGAGAGGCAGAAAAAAACTTATTAAACCTGAACCCGCGATTCAACCGAGTTCATGCGACCAAAATGATGGCGTTGATGGTAATAGTACCGAAAGTCTAGACACAGTCGATAAAAAAGAAAAAGAGAAAAAACAGCGCAAAGTGCGAGTTTCAAAGCAAGAGAAGCAAGAAATTGCGGCAAACGACGATTTTGCTCACGATGATAATGATCAAGAATCGTCTTCTACACCAACGTCATCTGCAACCGTTGTTCACAAAAAACGAGGACGAAAACCGCGAGGCGGCAAAATCATTCATGAAAATCAAATTCAGAAAAATAACAGTCCAGACGTCCCGAACATTATATTG